GGCGCATTGGGCGGGAGGCGCTGCGGCGCAAGGGATTTGAAGGGAAGTACAGGGGTATTGTAGTCTATAAACGGTGTTGATCCGGTGACAGGGGCGTATATTGTAGGTATCTTGTGGTATAGATAAGGATGCAGGGAGATGTGCAGGCTTCCGGCGGCTGCAGCAGGCATGCAGGTGTGACAGTTGCGTCACTGGCCCCGTTGCTTGCTAGGTATATCCTCCCCACACCGTAACAATTGAACCTATCTCTTACGATTTCGCAAACACCACGCTCCCAACCGGGGTATCCTTCACCCCAAACATCTCCGGGCTCTACGCCCCTTTCTTTTTTCCTTTTGGCCCCCCTCTGCTCACTGTGTTTGCTTGATAGCTACCGCAAATTTCTCCCCAAATTGACCGTTTTAATGGCCCGTTAGGGGATCGCGCCTTATTTACTGGCGGTAAACGTGTTTATAACGCTTAAAATCAGTTATATAGAAGTATTTTTATAAAATGCCCGTTTCACCTGCAGATTTTGCTCTTTGGGCACGCGCAACTGGTAATAAATATCCTGAAACAGCAGAAGAAAAGCTTGCCGCAGGCCCACAGGCGTACTCTTATGCTAAAAATGTGACAAAAACTGGTGTAAATTCGCCTAACGCACGTGTTGGCGGCTCTATTTACTATTCTCAACCCGAATCAGTAGAAAATAGTGCAGCTAATTCACTGTTTAATGCACCGGTAACTCCAGACAATCGTGCTCCTAAAGTTTCTGGCACCATTGATTCCACGCTTACCTCGGAACATTTTCAAAATGATGAAGAACACGAGGTTTCAGAGCACAATCAACAGAATTCTTTACTTAATACGCTAGGTAGAGCGGCTTTAGCAGCAGGTACAGTTGCAGCTGGTTTGGCAGTTGCTCGAAGCCCTGGTGGCCAACAAGCTTTGCAAAACGCACAAACAGTTGTAAAAGAAAACGCCCAGGATATTGGTGGCCGTGTTTCCAGTTTCTTAGGGGGGTTAGGGGGCGGCCGCACTGTTGACCCTGACGTTGTCCGTAATTCTGGCGATGTCACGCCTCCCACCACAGGACAGCGTTACAACCAGCAAGAAGTTCCTGTTGCAACACAAGCAGTTCAAATTGCAAAGGGTGCTCCTACTGGCTCCAGTCTGGAAGCAACTCTTCCGCCAACTTCTGAGTCTTATTCAGTTAAACCGGTTACAGAAAGCGATGTAATTACCTCCAGCCAAACTTTTGGCCCACGTTCTGCGTACGAAGGGGGTTCTGCTGCTCTGCAAAACTTGGAGCAAGCACTTCCTTCTTCTGACGCTGTTAAAACTGCTCGGGTTGAGTCTGCCAAGCAAGATTTGCTCTCGGCAGCGCGTCAAGGTCGTGGTTCTTATCAAATGGAGATTCCAGGCTCCGGCGCAACTTTAATGGCGCTGCGCTCTAAAGATGCTGGGATTTCGCCGCAAGAAGCAGGAATTTATCAAGCACCTGAGACAGGGTCCACCATTAGCCCCACTACAGAGCAGTATTCGCTGCTGAGTCAAACAACTGATCCTTGGACTGGTGAATACACGCCAACTGCACAAGCGGCAACTTCTGGTACACAAGTAACAACTCCGAGGCAGCAAACAGCCCGGTTAATTCCTAGAACTTTTGACCCAAGCCCCGAGCTTGCAGAACAAATTGCAAGAGAAGCTAACTGGGGCAGGGGTAGTAGTGGTTTTAAAGAAACCCTCACATCGCGCACAGGTTATGGTGAGCCAGTACGGTATGAAGAAATTCGTCGCCCAGTACAGGGCGGTAAAGGTTTAGTGCGTGTTGTTGGGGGAGGTGAACAACCAGAAACAGTAAGTGCTGCACGTAGCTTTGCTCCTGAGGAATTTGCAACTTCTGGTGCACGCGATGTTACTGGCGCTTTTCTAAAAGAAAAAATCCAGCAACTTCCAGGTGCACGCGATATTGAAGCCAACATTGCAACGCAAGAAGCGCAAGGTGTTGCACCACTTGGACGCTTCTCTTCTCTTACATCTGGAGAAGAATACGCACCTGCTTTAGGTGATCGGCCCTCCAGCATGATTGACCCGCGTATTGTCACGGCGGGGGGACAGGGGTCTTCACAAAATTTAACAACAGATCTGAGCGGGGCGATGCAACGCTTTGGTTCTTTAAAAGGAACCGAGCAAGATCCTCGGGGTCTTACTTTTTTAAAGCAAATAACCAGCCTGCACGACATCACTCAAGATCCAGCCCTCATTGAAGCGGGTGCTCAAGGCGCATTCCCTCTCAATGTCACTCTCCCTGGCGGCGAAACCGTCCCCACAAAATCTTTCTTCAAACCGTTTGGTGCTGTGGGTGCAGGGGAAGGATCCAACCTAACCCAAGTTCAAGCCCTGGAGGGGAATGTAATTGGCAAGCAAACTACACTAGGTAACGTAAAAGCTGGAATTTTAAATCAATTTGGATTAGGTCCAACTGAAAAAATCACAAACCAGATGTTTAATGCGTTACCGCAGTCGCAGCGCAAAGTGTTGCTTAATGCTCACTCTGAATTAACAGATGCACAAACAAGGTTAAATGCAGCAAAAGAAAATCAAATTCTTTATTCCATTCCTGAAAATGTTTTAGAAGGAACCAAGTCTGCTCCAGTCATCAGCCAAGCCACTGGAGATATTGTTGGCGTAACAGCAGTGCCAGAAGAAAAAGCTATCTCCACTCCAGATTATTACAAGATGCGTGCCGCTGGTGGAGCAGGTCGCCAAGAAGTTGGTGGTGTTGGCCGTCGCCGCGAAGCCCTTCTAGAAAAAGGCTATGCGTCCAGTGAAGGTTCTCCTTCTGACGTAACCCCGGTTCTCTACCAGCATGCTGACACTGGTGAAATTTTAACTGCAGATGATGTGAACTTAGCTGATATTGCACATGGCGCTGTTCGTCCAATTCGTGGTACAGCTGTTGAACCGCAGCGCATTATGGGGCGTGAAGGACGTTCCTACAAGGGGATTGCAGCAAACATTATTGATCCGGCTTCTTTTGATCCTGAGCAACGTCAGGCCTTGGCAGAAGCCTTCCCTAAACGTGTTTCTCCTGAAGGATTAATTTATTCAGAAGAAGCTATGGAGCGCCCGGCTGGTTATACAAAACCTACACTGGGTACGCGGTTTTCTTCTCGAGCCGGACAACAAGGCCAGTATCAAGGAGAGATTGAAGCCATTCGACGCGAAGAGCAAGCACCTGGTCCGGTTGGCGCGGCTTACCACCCCAGTACAAAGCTTGAAAAATTGCAATCTCGTTTGGCAACTTCACCAGAACAAGCATATGCGAGGGCGCGGTTACATGCAGCCGTGTGGGGAGAAGAGCTAGCACCCTCTCAAACCATACCCCTGGAAAGCCCCGCCACCTCAGGACCAGTTCGCACTACCCGTGAGTTCCAACCTCAACAGCTTTCTATTCCTGGCGCAGGCCTTACACCGCAAATTAGCACCACGCCAGCACTGGAGGAAGCAGTTGCAACAGAGCGTTACATGGGAACCCGTCCGGGCCAGAACCTGCGTTTTGCCATGCAAAAAGCACTATCAAAAGCCAGTGCACGGCAAACTTCACTGTTCTGATAGTTGCCCCTGCTAAATTAAGATTAGCTAAGTGAACCAGGGTTTTTGCAGTAGCGACTATGGCAGAAGATAAAAACTGGATTCAAGGCGCAATCAAGCATCCCGGCGCTTTTACAAAAAAAGCGGAAGAACGGGGAATGTCCACGTCGGAACTTGCTGCCAAAGTAACTGCTAATCCAGAGGAGTACGATAAGACCACGGTGCGTCAAGCAAATCTTGCTAAAACCCTTAAAAAATTGCGGAAACATAAAGGTAAGCAAGAGGCGGAGTAGATGGCAATCTTTAACCAACGGTACAGTGGACCTGATGATCAGGCTCTTCGTGACAAAAAAACTATAGATGCAGGTACAACGGGCCCATACTCTCCTGCTGGCGCCGACCCTACGTCATACAAGAATCAATTTGTTTCCCAGCTAAAGAAAAACCCACCTTCCCAACAGTTTTACTCTCAAGTATTTTCAGCTAAAGATGCAGAAGAATCGCAGAACAGAATTAATTCCCTTGGTGACCAATCAAATTTTTCTAATCCTGGAGATCAAACGTTAGCTAAAGATTTTCTTAGTAAATATATGCAGGGTGGAGAGCGTGGTTTAATGCCTATGGATGAACAGATAAACCAACAAACTATTGCAGCTTTCCAGAGTCAGCAGCCTGGGCAAGGAATTGGAGACGGTAATGTGACTGCTGCTAGTAGAATTAGATATCCAGGTGCATCGGGCACACAGGTATCATGAGTATTTTAGAAAACGCCGGACAAGGAATTCGGTTGGCCGGTAAAAAACTTGGCGCCTACTTGAGTAGCCCCCAAACTGCAGCACAACTGGGTAAACAGATTGCAACAGAGACCGCCTTAGGTACTGCAGTCTCTCAGGGAGTTCCGCGTTTAATGGGACAAACTCCAGCTGTTGGTCCATTACGGACAGCCGCAAATGTCGGTCTTCATTCCGCTATTGCTGCCCCTGTGAGTGGCGGTTTGACTGCCATGGGTATGCCTGGCGCAGCAGCGCAGACCGTGGGGCAAATTACCGGAGCAGTCGGGTCAAACTCACTCTTGCGTGCTTTGGCGCCAGCTCAAGCTATAGATCCGGAAACCAATGATGCGCCGCACGTTCCTGGCCAGGGTTTACATCAGCTCCAGCAATTCCACGCTGCACAGGAACAGCAACGTTATAACAACGAAATTAATCTTGCCCTAGCTAAAAATTATCACAACCCTGTAACTACTGTTGTTCATAAAAATCCTAGCGCTGAACTTGAAACCGTCCGTAATCTTTTAAGCCCTAATGTTCGGTACTAAGAATGAATCCGAACACCAACCCTAATTACTTAACAAACAGTTTAACTAAAGCCCAGCAATTTGTTGGGCAGGCTGTTTCTAAGTTGCAAGGCAGCATTGAACGGAGACCGTGGGGCTACTACCAGAGTACTCAAGGAACCACACCGGAGCTGGTTGGGGAACAATTAAAAAATGTAAAAGCAGCAGCATCGGTTAAAAAAACGCAAGGTGTATATCCCAGTGGAAGTTATTCTTCTCTTGGCAGCAAACAAGAATTTAATGTTCCCTCTGCAACACCTGTAGTTGCTGGCATCCCTGCTGATGTATTAACAAACGCAACGCGCAGAGATATTTGGAAGTACACAAACATGCATCGCCTTATGAGTGATGTAGGCCAATACGTCGGGCCCAGACTGGGTCTAGAGTCGACGCTTGCCGGTGCTGCGGTTGCAGCGGCTGTTCCGGTTACATTGGGGGCGATGAGCGGTCAAGTTGGCCCCATCACTGAGGGGTTACGCCCCAAGGGGTATAAAGCTGTTGCACCTGTTTCCAAAGAAGAAGACCCCTCCGGTCGCAAAACAAGATCCGCAGCATTGGAAGCAGCAATGCGTTATGGCCTTGGTCAAAAAAGTCAGCTTTTACCTTATCAGGAGTTTAAACAAGAACGTCCTGACGTGGCACCGTCTACGTTTGTTCAGTACCGTCGTTACCAAGCGTTAAAACCGGAAGCCGGAAAAAACGTTATTATTGATCCAGAATCTCAATCTTTTTCCGCCCTTGGTGGCGTTATTCGTGGCACGGCACGTGGTCTTAATGACCCTGAAATTCGGTTAAAAGGTGTGCCTATTACAGCCAGTGCTGCTTTAGGAACAGCCGCAGGACTTGGTGCAATCAAAGCATTAACGTATGCTGCTGAACCAAAATTAAAAATTGAGCCAGCAAAAGCGGATGTACAAGGAAATTACAATTTAGAACAAAAACAGTACCCTGGATTCGCAAACGTAAAGATAAGCGGTCAACAAGGATTAGGAGTAAAGATTGCAGAAAAACTAGGTGGATATACTGAACCTGCAATTTTGGCTGCTGGTGCTGTTACTGCAGCAGCCGTTGGGCATGCCGCAAAAAAACTATTTCAAAAATCTGCAGAACGTCGGATTAAAAAAGAGAATCCTGTAGAATACTTAAAGCAAAAACACGGTTCTCTGGAGCAAGCCAGCACAGCTTTAGGCTTACCTCAAGCGCAGAGCTGGCAACAACTCGTTCCTTATATTAAGTAAATGGCTGCTTTTAATCCCTCTTGGTCAGATTCAGTTAAATACGACGGAGGTTCTTTTGGCGGAGGCGGAAGTGGGTTTGGTTCTGGTTGGAACCCAGGATCTGGCGGCTTTAGCGGAATTGGAACAGATTCAGATACTTGGAATAAAGGGTTTAATTTAAAAGGTGACGATCCTTTTGGTCTTAACAAAGATAAAAAAGAATCTCCTTGGGGAGATGTCGCTCGTTTTGCTGGAGATAAATTAAGTTCTTATGCGCAAAGCAGGTATGGACAAAGCGGCAGATCTGATGGACTTGCTGTTGGGGGTGGCGGTGGCGTTTCTCAAAGTGGCGATTTAACAATTGTTTACCCACAATCGCCAACTGTGATTCCCGGACAAAAAGGCGGCCTTGGTAGTACGATTGGATCTATTGCTGGCGCAGCACTGGGTACGTTAATTGCTCCTGGAATTGGTACAACTATTGGTGGTCAACTGGGCGGCGCTGCTGGCTCAATGTTTTAATTAAAACAAAAGCTTATCCCCATTAAAATAACTACTAAGAGGATTTAAATTATGTTGCCCTTGATTCTAGGTTCCGCTGGTTTAGGAGCAGCTCTTGGAGGCATTCAAGGGTATCAGCAAAGCGGAGGAGATCTTGGTAAAACTGCTCAGTCTGCTCTTTCAGGCGGGTTACTTGGCGGTGTGACCGGTGGTTTGGGTAGTGCTGCAGGAGGACTGGCCGCTGGTCGAATGGCTGGCATGCTTCCTATTGGTTCGTTGTTACAGAAACAAGCAATGGGTCTTGGTTTGACCGGTGTTGAAAAAGCTTTGCTTAATGCTCCAAAACTCGCTGGCGGTGCTGCAAATATTGGAACACAGCTTGCAGGTGCGGCTTTATTGGCCCCCGCTGCTGGCGCTGTTGGTAATTTAGCAAGTCAAGCTTTCGGTGGCCCCTCAAGAGCAGCTCAAGCAGCCCTTGGAGCTGGTGCTGCAATGGGTGTTCCAGGATTAGGTGCACAACAACCTGGACCCTTCACCCCAGTTCCCGCAGTCCCTGAAGATCTTCAGGCTCTCAACCGCCAAATAGGTTCTTTAAATATAGTAAATCCTAACGAAGCATTTGCTGGTGGGCGCTTGGCAGCCGAGAAAGATATGGATACCCAGATCAGGAATATGCAAAAGCTGATCAACCTCCAGTATCCAGTAATGTCTCAGGCGAAGAAAGATGAGATGCAGCGCAACCTGGCCGCAGCTCAGATTCGCTCTAACATTGATACTCAAGCTGATGCTATCCGCAGCAGCCTGCGCACTTCTCAGCAGATGGGCGCCAACGCAGCCTCTCAGATGGGTAGCGCACTTGCCGCACAATATCAGTACAGCTAATGGCTGATTCTCCTTTTCCTTATTTCAACCCCACTGGAACCAGCCCCCTTGGTTTTGCAAAGGATTGGGCAAAAGTAAGTAAGTACAAGCGTGCGACCGATTACGGAACAAGTGCTAGCGGATCGCAACCATCTGCATATACTCCGCCTTCTGTTTCAGCACTTCCTTCTGACTACGCCGACAAAATAAGAGCACAAGTTGAACTTGAAAAACAGCTGCAACCGCTTTACTTGCAGCAGGCGCAGGCACAGGCTAAATTTGGTGCGGAAGCAACTCGCCAACAAATGGCAGATTTGTTTCCATACTTGAGCGCTGCTTCTTCTGAAGCAACTGCTCGTAACCTTGCGGCCAGTACCCAGTTTCTTCTTACCAAAGAACAAACACCTACTGCACAAGCTTACCGGAATCAACTTGCACAAAGTCAAATTACATCTGCAGCTGGCGCCGAAGCAGAACGTGATCGTGCAACAGCTGCACAAGCACTGGCAGCAAAAGAGTTTGCCCGTGGATACGCTGGTACAACGTTCCGCACTGCCTAATTTAAATCCTCTTGTTATACTGTAGTTAAGAACAGAAACTGTCATGGGTAAGAAAAGTTCACCTGCACCGGCACCACCGGCTCCGGCTCCAGCTCCCGTTGCAGTGCCAACGCAGTCGTTACAGACTCAAACAGCACTGAATGAAGTTTCTGGTGCCCAGTCACGCCTTAACATGACACTTGGCGCTCAACTGGATCAGCAGAACAAAGAATTTTTTACGACTCAAGACATTCGCCAGACCCAGGCCACTGGCGGCGAGACACGTGCAACTCTGGCCACCCAAGGTGAGCAAGAACGCGCCACCGTTGGAGCTACAGGCGAGCAACAGCGCCTTGGTTACCAAACCCAAGGTAAAGAGACCCGTAAAACAAACCTGCAGCAGAACATGCAGCAAAATTACGTCATGGGTCGTCAGCATGATTGGGCACAAGACGCTTATCGCATGGGCGGACCTCGCGTCTCACAGCCTAGTTCAGCGCAGCCAGGGCTTGTTGAATAAAAAGCGTTACAATAAACACCTGACGCTTTTTCCCAATGCAGAGTTGGATTCAGTCTTTAACCGAAAAAGACCGCGAATCCTTTCTTGCTTTTTGTAAGAAAACTTCCTCTCCGATTCAGATGTACCTGTATTCCCGGTTTCTTGGGAATATGGGCTCCATCGTGGAATGTGATGAGTGGTCCAAAGAAGAGTTTAAGAAAAGGAACTTTAACGGAATTATGGAAATGGAGATCGACTCCATGCAGCAAGATATTTCCAAACTCCGTGATGCAATTGATCTTGGCATGATTAAACAAGATATGGGAGCCTCCCGTATTGCTATGCTCCAAAAAGAACTTCGTGGCACCATCAAGCAATTAAATGACGAAAAACATCTAACCGATAAACAAGGTTTAATTCTTGCTGGAGCTGATCGTGCTCTTAGGGAGGTACTATTGATTTTCCGCGACGACCCAATTGAAGGACCGCTTGAAGAAGCCTCTATGGCAGTGTGGACAAAGATCCTGCAAGAAGAATCTTAAAGTGTAGTGCGCTAGGGTAAGCGCATGGCAGGGACCAGTCTTTATTCCGTTTACCGCAGAACCGCTCGTGCTGCAGCAAAACAACAGGTTGTCAAAAAAACCTCCAACATTGACGTTGAAAGAGCGCGTATTGACTTTGCTTATTTTTGTGATGTTGTTGGAGATAAGCCTCCTGCTGCTCACCATAAAGAATGGCATCGGTACCTCTGCACTGGTGACGACACTGAATGCTTAATTGGCATTGGCGGCCCCAATATTGATATCCTGGCACCAAGGGGATCCGCAAAATCTACAGTTCTTGGTTTATATACTGCTTGGTCTATTGGAATCCACGCTTTACACAAAAAGCCGTTAAAAATTCTTTATATTTCTTACACGGTTGACGTTGCACGTCCTAAAAGCGCTGCAATCAAACGGATTATTGAAGAAAGTAAACTTTACAGAGAAATTTTTCCCATGGTAAAGATTGCCAAGGGAATCAACTCCAATGAATACTGGAGCATTGACTGGAAATTTGCAGGAATTAAATCCACTGGTGAAGAAGAATTCACTATTTGCTGTGCGGGTCTTAAAGGTGCAGTGACCTCTAAACGTTCGCATCTTTGTATTTTGGATGACGTTGTTAAGAGTGCTGACGATATTAAAAACCGCGACATTCGACAAATGATGGAGGACAACTGGAACTCAGTTATTGTTCCCACCATGTTTGAGGGTGGTAGGGCCATCTGTCTTGGTACTAGGTTCCGACATGATGACATTCACAGCACTACCTTCACACCTGTGAATGACTGGGTTCAAATTGTCCAATCTGCAATCACTGTTGACACTATCGGAGATGAAATTTCCTACTGGCCCGACATGTGGTCTTTGGAATATCTCCAAGATCGCCGTCGTCAAGCTCCTATCAGCTTTAGTTTTCAGTATCAAAACCAAATTGTTCAAACCAGTGAGCTATCGATTTCA